AACAAACGAACCGGCAATGCTATACAATGCACGTTCAGACTTAATCGGATCACCCATCATTAGAGCAAAGGTGTCAGCTAGACCTTTAGTAAACGTCTTGTTCACTGTGTTTTCAGCTATGGCTAACGCCAACGCCGCTACTACGTTCTGTTTTGATGTCTCACGTTCATTGTATGGATCACGTATGACCTCGTTAGCATCTGCAAGAATAGAAAGAACGTTAGCTAGTGGCTCTAGTCGTTGATATGACATCCAATAGAACGAACCATCATCTCTACTAATTTTAATAGAGTAAGGTTGGTTGTTCTTTAACCACTCTGCGCGGATACGTGGGTCTGTAGGGCCAGAACCTGTGAAGTCTCCACGCCCTGCGAGGAAATAACCTAATCCAAGTAAGGCAAACCCTGTGTATATTTTACCACGGGCTTGAGCCGCGCGAATTGGGTCACCACTGTATAGATCATCTCTAAAACGCTTAGATGCAAACTGTAACACCGGCATGTTTTGGAAAGATTGGCTTAGAATGTTGATCGGAGTGCGAACAAACGGAACGACAAACCGGAACATAGCTGAGCCGACACCCTCACCACGACCTAGAGACTGAAATTTCTGTCCTATAGAACCTGCTTCTAGTGATTCAGTAAATGAACTACGTTGTGACTGTAGCAATGCATCCGCACGTATAGCCTCACCGTTCTTGCCGAAGCTGTCTAAGATGTACTTACGCATGAACTCTGCACGTTCTGCACCTTTTAGTCCAGCGTTGTCAGCTTCCATCGCCGCATCAGCCGATATACGACCACGATATGTCGCCTGTTTGAAGAACTCGTCCATAGCAAGCAAGAAACGTGACGGTGAAGAGATAACCTTCATTCCAAGACCCTTGCGGCCTTTGGCGATATCATCGGTCATGTCGAATTTAGTCGATAGAACGTCAAGGATCGATGTGTCGTCCATGAACGCCTTACCCGCCATCTGTAGTGCCTCTAGAGAGGATGATAATTGATATGCGAGTGTGCGTACCCCGTGTTTAACCTGACCACCCAAGATTTGCTGCATGGGGATCATCACAGAGTTAACCGCTGTACCGATCAAGTTGACCTGTTGTGTACCAATACCTGACAACAAAGCGTTGATGCGGAAGTGGTTCACCATGTCCATCGTTTTCTGCAAGGACTTGCCAAGACGTAGCGAGGTTTTCAGAGGTTGATCTGAGTTTACCACAGCTTTCGCCACCGCCCGTGCATCTGAATTAGACGCAGCGTTCTTGATCATCTCACGTAGCTTCTTATCGGCTGTTCGTGACATCTTCATGGCGTTCAATGCGCGACCTACGTTAGCCCGTGCAGCGTCTACTGACATCAGCACGTTTGCAGCCACTTCGCGTCGAGCGTTAAAGGCCATAATGACCTCTTCCATGCTCTGGTAGTTACCTGTCACCTTACCGCTATCGATCATCTGACCAAGTTCTTTGATCTCTAGTTCCATAGCTAGAAGCATACGGTCTTTAGCAGCGACTTCGGCGGCTAGTTTGTGATAAGGTACATCTTTGAACCCACCTGTCATTTCCTCTAGGAATGCCTCTGGGTCTTTACCTAGCATATCAGCCATGTGGCGCACTCGGCGTGTCGTCTGTGCTTTCACAGTAGACCAACGCTGTACGTCACCACCACGCATCTCTAGGAACTCTTTCTCCATGACATGCTTAACTGCCGACATCTGTGATAGAACATCGTCATAGTCATTCATGGTGTCCACTGAGCGGAAAGATAGCTTGACAGCTTGTGCTGCATCCTGTGGGTCTAGATCACCAATCTTGGTCATCATGCGGATGTTTTCAATTTGCTCAGAAGTAAGGCGATATGGGACTTTGACAGCTTTTTCGATAGCTTCCTTACTTTGTGGCACAGTTCCTTCCAAATCGAGCGTCATCTGACCATCGACTTCCTCTTCAGGAAATAAACGCTTGGTCATCTCAATGGTTGTCTCAGCGTCCTTAGTAGCAGCCTGTGCTACACTGTCGATTTCCTGATCGATTGACTGAGAAACTGCCTTGGCTTGGTCTAGGTACTCTTGGGCTTCCTCTAGGTTTCCAGCTTTCTTCGCTTTCGCCGCTTTTAATCCATAGAAAACACTTTCTAGTGCTAGACCTAAGACACCACCTTCAGCCATGTTCTTCGCACGGTTCATCCACTCAGGATCATCTGGGTCTGTCGCTAGGAGTTCCCCAACGATACCTGTGTCTGCCCCAAGTGCCTCTAAGGTTGCTGTAAGGTTTGGATCATCTGGGTTGATAATTGTACCATCGATCACGGCACCCGCCATGATACCTTGGAATACCTTGCCAGACTTAGCGATCTTACCAAACATACCGAAGTAAGGTACGGCAAACGTGGTTACCCCTTGGGCAAACCCGCCTACCATAGTTTCTGCATCAGCGATGTAATCGAACCCCTCTGGGTTTGTCATACCTTGCTCTTGTAGCTTTAAGAACTCTTCACCTGATATGATACGAAGTCCCTGACCATCACCCCAGACTACGCGAGGTTGTACACCGAATAGACTATCGCCTACCCAACTACCGAACTTAATTGTACCTGTGACAATGTCTTCAGCACCGGCGGCGATACCTTGTAAGATATCTGCACCGTAGCTTGGTCTTTCCTCAGTCTGAGTTTGTTGTGTGGGTGTTAGAATTGCTTGTGCTTGACCGGCACCGTGCATCTTATCAAACGCCATGATAGCCGCTTGGTTATCTGAGTTTTCCTTGAGGTACGTTATGTCAGCCTGTGGAATAACCAAGGCTTCGTTCTCTAGAGTTGCACTCGCCGTGTCATTCAAATAGTTCTCAGCGGCATTTGCGCCGAAGCGTTGATTAAATGCTGCCAGAACATTAGGATCATTCCTGTTCTCAAACAGGCGATCCAACACCTCTTGAGAGGGTTGTCCTTGGTTATTGTCCATGATTTTCCTTATTGTCTCATGCTTTCCATAGCGGCTTGCAATAGCTGTTCAACGTCATCAGGATTAACGTCTGCAATCCCTGCTAATACGTTGGCAAGTTTAGCTACATCACCGTATGTTTTTGGCAACTCGAAACCATATCTTTGTTGAAGATCATTAAGCATTGCTCCGTAATCGACATCAGCCGGTATTGCTTTCACTACAGTTTCAACTGCTTTTTCAATTTCTGTAGCGTCACCCTTAATCACTTTTTCCAAATCGATACCGGATTCAGGTTGTGCGTTTCGGATTTTAGGCTGGTTTAACTCGGTTGCGCCAATAGTAGGAGCAATATACCCTTGATCTTTTGGTTTACCGTCTAAAATTGCATTACCACGTTGAATATCCAGATCAGTCCGACCAAACGGTACAGTTTCAGATGACCTTGCGGCTTCCATGTTAAGTGTCTGTTCAGCCACCGCTGCCGCTTGCTCTTCAGCCAAACGTGCGGCTTCTTGAGCAAAGTATGGGTTAGATGTCCAAGATACCGTACCTTTGTTTACTGCATCCGTGAATGACTCGAATTGCTTGTTAAACAGGCTTGGATCGTTCTGTTTGTAGAAGTCCATAGTTTGCTGTTCAGCAAGTTCGATAGCCTTACGGATCAACTCAGGGTTTTTCTGTGATGCCTCTGGGATTGCCCCAAGTGCTTCGTCTAGATAACTCTGGAAACGTATCTTGATGTCATCTGACATACCACCTTGGTATTCACCCTCAAAGCTAAAGCTTAGAGCGTTTTCATCCGGCGTTAGCGCACCAATGATACGGTTAAGAGCCGGTGTTTTGTAGTCTTTGTAAGTCTGGGTTTTGTATGGTTGTTCATCATCCCCGAACTTCTCTAACTGACCGTAAGCGTGTTCCCAATTTTTATCATTGAACTGTAGTCCATCTTTTTGGGCTGTTTGAAACCACGACATCATAGATGCCATGTCAGTTATTTCACTATTCTCAAACGCTTCAGTAATCGCGTAGTTGTTCCCTAGTTCGACAGGTTTAGGTATGTCGTAGATCGTGTTGATAGTCTCATAGGCTGTCTTAGCTTTAGTCATCAACGCAGCCGTATTCGCACTACCATTGATCATGTCAGCCATAGTTTGCCCTGAGTCACCCACAGGTGTTTGCAAGAATACTTGAAATGGAACAGCGGCGTTTTGCGGGTTGTTATAGAAATCCGCTACTACGTCTGTGACCATCGCTTCTTCTTGTTCACGTGCAGCTTTAGCAGCCCGTTCTTTTTGATCCGCTCTAAACTGAATATCACGTTGAATACCTTGGCTTTGATTTACGACAGCATTCCACTCTTTCGGTGTAAGTTTAAGATCACCGCTTTTCTGAGCCTCAAGCAGAGCATCGATCATTTCCATGTTGTCTGTAGCGTCAGCGACAGTGAGGAAAGATGTTAGCAAGGCTGCACGGGATTTAGGACCACTGAAACCTGTGCCATATGCTTGACCATTCAATTTAGTCAACGCGCCTAAACCGTCTTCTATAGACATTTCACCTGTGGCAATGCTCATAGCAATGTCATCAGCTTGTTTCTGAATAGCCGATAAGTGGTTAGCTTCCATCTGACGCGAGATGTTACCTGTGTGCGCCGCCGACATGTTAAACGTAGCCTGTTGAACATATGGCATAGCACCCGCGAGAAAATACGGGTTGTTGTGTTCAGGATTCTTGAGAAACCCGTGAACCTTTTCGTTCATCCACTCGCGGAAACGGTTAGGGTCTGTGTTATACTTTAGGCCCGACTTTTCGTATTCCAATGTGGCTTGTTCTTTGAACTCAATAGCCGCCTTTTTACCCATAGTTTCGTTATAGGCTTGATTATATGCTTTAGAGTTTGACCTAAACAGAAAGCCGTTACGAACTTCAGACAGTTCTTGGTCTGGATCAAGTCCCGCCATAGCGTCCTGTTGTGCTTTTGTTTGTATCTGTTCTAGTTGTTCTTTTTTCGCTTTCGCAGCTTCATTACCAAAGAAGTTAGAAACATCGCGAAAGCCCCTAGACATTGCTGCCTCACCGACACGGTCCCGCGCTGGGCGATAATAGTTGTCGATGACACGCAATAGATTTTGTGACGCTCCCCGTTGAGGAGTGTCTGGAGTAATTCTTGGTGCCATGTCGATACCTTATGCTAAGTACGGAAGACCCGCTGTCGCAGCAGACGCAATGTGTCCCATGTTGAGCGAGGTTGTTGGGACTTGTGCAATACGCCCCTTGGCTTCGTCTTCGTAACCTTGAAGATTGCGTCTTGTTTGAATTTTGAGGCTATTACGCTCTAAACGATCACGATACAGATTACGGGCTTCGACTGATCTCCGCTCTGCAATCATATCTGACATTACTTGACCGCCACCACCTGTTTCAAACATGCTAACCATTGCTAGATCAGTGTTTGAACGTGCAGTTAACGCTCGGTCCATAGCTTGCATCAGAAGTTGACGGTTATATTCAACATAACCTTCCATCTCTTGATCGTATTTATATGCGGCGGCTTGTCTCGCCATCGCTGCATTATTTAACGCGGCTTGGTTCTGAGCGTTTACCTCAAAGATACTACCTAATAAGTTAAATCCAGCCGAAGCAGCGGCTAATGTAATTGGGTCCATATCTATGTCCTACAATATTTTAGCGAACTCGTAGAATGACTCTCCATTCCTACCAAAGTTCTTGTGTTTATTAATGAAGGTAAACCCGCACCACTTTAGCCACTTATGATGGACCGTGTTACGTGCGTCTGTGTAATTATATACACACTTGTACCCCTGAGAAATCTCAGAGATACCCTCTCTGCATTCTCGAAGAAATTGTCTTTGATGTTTTAGTAAGTCTGGGGTCGCCATCATCCAGATGTTACCCAGACCTATTTTATCTGTATCGGTAACCCCATAGACACCCACAGGAGTGCCATCAGGGGCTACCATTGTTTTCATACGTTTACATAGGATTAACGCTAGGTGTAACGCCATGTATGGTTTCAAACCTGTCTGAGCGTATAACTCACTTACATCCGCATCCCTTAAATTGTAACCTAGATGATCCAAGTCTTTTTGTTGGGTTTCACGGACGTAACCTGTCATTATAACCTCTGTGATTTTCCTACATACATACCCGTCCACTCCATTGAACCAAAGGCACAAGGGAACGCGCTGTCGTTAACAATTTTAATTTCAACTCTGTCGTTTTGCGCAAACACAGGGAATTTGTATTCTCCTGTATCTCTAGGCATCAAACCTGCAATGTTATCTTCGTCAGCAAGTATACGGGCGTTAAAGAGATGCTCAAAAGTTTGGTTGTTTTTAGGTGTGATCAATATTTTGAAGAACGCTGTGTCCATGTAGATCAGAGACATGTAACGTAGTTGTACGCGACCTTCTTGAATTGCCGCCTCACCTGTAGGTGTATCTTCTCGAATGTATTGAGGAGAAAAGATGTATTCAAAAGTATAAGGTACGCCAGCGTTGATCGTCCAAGTAGTAGCGTCAACTTCAGCTAAATGATACTCATTGTCAGCTACCTTTGTAACGTGCATTAACTGACCCTTGGGGTCTTCCATTTTATAGAATTGTAAGGTCGCTGGAGTTGAGTACGGTAAAACGATTTCCGTTCTATCATCAGTCGCATTGTAAGTGATTGTCATGGCAGATTCTTCTACCCTATGATCTAACAACGCCTTGTCTACAGGCTTAGTATCCAAGAACATTCTATCCAAGTACATCTGACCACCTGTTTTGTAGACGACATACAAAAAGTCTTCTAGAAACTCACAACCCATAATAATGGTGTCTTCGCCAAAGTCCCAATGTGACCAAGCCGTTTGTACTTTTTCGCCGCCGTTTGTGTACCACTTATATACATAAAGCTTACTAGGCTCTAATGCGGATAGCTGAACCATAACGTCATCATATGTAGACACAGCCTGTGTCCTGACCTCGTTTGGTATGTAGCTGGGTATCTGAACCGTTATCTCATCCGCATCGATGGTCTTTAGTTCTTCATCGATATACAACTCTCGAACCGTTGAGTTAGTAGCACCGTCAGTTACAAAGAATACGATTGGACCGGAGGCCACAGGAGCGGTGTAAGGTGAACAAGCAAACTTAGTCGAAGGAACGATACCAACCGACAGCGGCGATAACACGTTTTCAGACACAAGTTTAAATTGTTGGCTATCTGAGAATAGAACCAAAGTGTCCGAAAAGACCGCTGCGTGGTAAAGGTTGTTCACCCTACCTGTCGTTGAAGCTACGTCAATTCGGTCAGATGCGAAAACTTGTACAACGGTACTGCGATACAAACTTTCTAGTTCACCCACAGCCGACATAATAAGGTTTTCCTCAGAAAGAAAACCCATTCGACCTTTAAATAGAAACATCGAACTAATTGCTTTATCGACGAAACTAGGTGCTGGGTTAGTGTCTGCATCACCTACTGATCTTTCATCCCACGTGTGTTGTTGAAACGTGAATGTTCCATCTGGGTTTCTAATCAAAACATGAGGCATAGTTGCTGGATTAAAGGTTTCACCTGCATCATATCCTACAGTTTCGATCCAAACGTTATTGTCAAATTCTACCCAATAATCCTCAGTAGCATCGTTAAGGTTACCCTTAATTTGTACAATGCGGCCCTGTTTTTCTTGTGGTGGTAGTTTATCGAATGACTGTATGCGATCAGTGAACGCTTCCATCGCGTTACCACCAAATTGGTCGAGAACACGTATTTGGGCACCAGCGGGTACAGAGAATGTCAGTGTTGGTCCAAAGGTTTGTGCGTCAGTGTATCCTCGACTTATTGCATCTGCTTTGAGTTCTTCTGCAATATCAGATGTACCCTCTAGTGCTGTGGATGCTGTGGTGTTGTCTTCAGTCGAAGTGGTCGCGGCTAAAACATTGTTAATGTAGATAGCGTATGTTGTAGATGCGACAGCACGTTTGATAAATACCGAAGCTGTAGCACTCGGATCAGCGCGAGTTTCTGTCACTGCTTGAGTTGCTGTGACTTTTTCTGTGTTTAGAATAAATGTCGTATCAGCTACTGTAACAAATCTTAGCTTTTTCCACATGTCGCTGGTGGGTAGATAAGATTTACCATCAGGAAACGTCACCGTTTTCTTAACACCATCAGTGTCAAATACTTCAAGATCGCCGCTACCGCCGATAACAATGTATCGTTCTTCAAAGTCTCTGTTAATTACATGAACCGCTGTTGTGTCATCGTCTGGAACGTTTGTGTTCAACGCGGATACAAATTGTGTAGGTGGTCTTTTTTGCAATCCAGCAACAACAGACGGATAGGCGTTTTTCATTTCCTCACCCGAAGTCCGTAGACGTTGAGGTGCCGGCTGTTGTGAAACACCACTAATTAGGTTGGAAACCGTAGTTGAAACTAGGGGCATTATGTCACCTTTTAATAAGCTGAACGGGCAAGAATACCTGATACAGCGGTGTTTCCTGACAGCATGTTATTGTCTTCAACTTCCATGTTTTCAGCTAACAACGCAGCCCGCGCCATGTCTTCGTCGGCAGCGTTAAAAGCTGATACTGCGCCGTTACCCATAACACGCTCTTGATAGATACGTGCTGAACGTACAGCGATATAACGTCTAGCAATTTCAGGAAGTTCTTCAAAACCTAGAGCAACAATGATGTTTACTGTAACAGGTTGTTTAAAATTATATGTGTGATTGCGGCGATCATAAAGAAGACGACCACGCGCTACCAAGTCTTTATCCTTATCACTCAACGTAGTGTCCACCGATAAGATGTTAGCAGGTAGAACTAGGTTTTCAGAGGTGTTAGGAATTAGTTTGTAACTAAGTTCTGTGTTCCAATAGAACCCATGTGTCTGTGTTTCACGTGTTACCTGACGAACTAAGTCTCTAGCAAGAGCCGCGTCAACTACGGTATCACCTGTAATGGAACTCACTGGCGACTCGCCAATGTTCGCAAGGCACACGTTGACAGCTTCTAGTTCTGTCGTAGGGGTCAGTAGAGTTGCCATGAGTTTTCCCTTAAATGTAAAAAATGACCCCTCTAGGTTAACTAGAGAGGCCATCTAATTTTATAACGCTGCGCGTAGTTCGATGATGCACTCTGGGCGCAATACACCGTGACCGACAGCCATCTTAGATACAGCTAGTGTACCTTGACGACGAATGTCGTATTCCATTTCGGTTGCCATATCCATCAACTGAACTGTACCCAACGCTTGACGCTGGATGACAAGTGCAGATGTGTCTGAGGCATCCACAGCATACTTCGAGTTGAAGTCTGGATAAGCTGTTGAAGCTGTGTGATCCACTGTCAAGTTGTTAGATTTAACAATTTGCATACCTGCGACACGCATGATTGTGCCGTCAGAGTATGAACCGTTTTGACCGAAGTCACGGTTAATCAGTTTATCGTTCTGAACTAGAGCGTAGTATGTCGCTGGGTTAACAAGGACATAACGTTCCGTTTCAGGAATGTTTGCTGCGTCTAGAGTCGCCGCCGCATCATACATAGCAGTAACAATAGCGTCAGTTGTAGGTGTTGTTGAACCTAGTGTTTCAGACGCTGCGTTACCTTGACCTGCAACACCAGCACCTAGACCTGATGGGTCACGTGCGGCTTTAATTGCCATAGATAGCAAGTTGCGGTCATATGTTTGTGCTAGGGCTTGACCCATTTGCTTAGAGTATTCTGAACGCACATCATAGTGGTTCTTGGCTTCATCGATGTTTGCAATGAAAGTGTTCGCAATCAATAGATCATCGATTGTGATAACTTTTTCGCCGTGTTCGATGTTGTTACCAAGAATTTCGGCACCGGCTGTGTGGTACTCAGCAACTGTTTTACCGATTGCTGGGAACTGTGCAGACTTACCGTTATTGATAGAACGAATACGTGTTTTCTCTTTCATCACTGTTTGAGCGTTGAAAGTAGACATTACCTCGCCTGAGAAGACCTTCAGGAACAGAGCATCGGTTGCACCTGTTAATCCGGCCTGACCCACGCGGGATGGATTTGCATTAGACATTTTATTTCACCTTGGAAAAAGAGTTAGGTTGTTAGGATTTTTCTAACGTCACCATTTGCTTTCTTTCCATTAAGGTTATCCCTCGTAAGGGGCCATAACGTAATAATTGCTTTGTTGAGTTAGATGAAAAAAAGTGAACACCCTTGGCCTAGAATGTTCATTTCGCCACCCACTAATAAGCGGCGTAGCGAGGGAGTCCGAAGACCCCCTACTTTTTCGCTCTGTTCTTTGAGCGATCCATGATTTTCAGATTAGAATTTGTGTTGTTTGTTGCGTTACCGTCTGAGTGATCAATGTCTTTCCCAGATAGTTTAGACTTACCATGTTTAGAGATCATCATACGACGAGCCTTGTTGCGTGAAACACGCTTCTTAACCTGTTCAGGACGAGCCTGATACTCTCTATCGTATGCTGAATATACTCGTCCTGATTTACTCATGATTTCTTCTTAATTTTCATGTCGGTTGGTTTTGCAGTTTTAGCTGCGTTTTTGAAATCGGTATCAGAGGGCGCACCCTTTTCACCTTTTCGACGCATCCGTTCACCAGAACCATTCTTTATTCGGTTCTGTTTGTTTTTAATGTTTTCGTAAAGCGACATTAAAGAATGTTTGACCTCGCAAGTTTTGCTTCGACCTGCGCACGGAAAGCCGGATCGTTTTCATACATCGGGTTCTGCATATCTTGCATTAACTGGTTAACGCTTTCGTAAGAACCACCGCCGCCACCAGACAAGCTTCCAGATAGGTTACGTTCAGGTTCCATACCCATTGCAGCATCTTTACGAGCGGCAACGGCGCGAACCGCCATCTGAATAGCTTGCCAATCATTGGTGTCCATCACTGAATTGAAATAGTCGATTTCATTGTCTTCAAGGTTGTCAGCGGCCCACTCGGTTAACTCAGAGTAACCTTCTTCGCCGCCGACCTCATTCATTATCTGACCGCGTTGTGCATCAACTGCATTTAGTTGACTATCGATGTAGCTATCAACAATCTCACGTGGTATCCCCGCTTGATCTAGCAAATCATAGCTTTCTGGAGAGAGATCGCCGTTATCCCAAAATTCTTGAGATAGAGCATCGTAATCCACGCCTACATTATCAAGTTCTGATCTTGCATCGTCTTCGTATTGTTCATTCTCTTGAGAACTCATTCGGTTTTCTAGTTCAGAATATGCACGTGCCATATCCTCTGCCGAATTGAACTTTTCTGGCAACCACTCAGGCCGGTCATCCACTTGTTCAGTTTGTTGTTCTTCCATTTCGGAAGCTTGTTGCTCAAGTGTAGGACCAGAGTTTTCCTCTGAGGTGTCGATAACTACTTGTTCGACCATTTTTATTCACCATTTCTTGCGACAGCTTCACGCACTGCGCCGGCTGCTTCTTTAGCAACTGGACCAACACCAGCTTTAGCCATTTCAGCCATTTGCTGTTGTTGCATCATCTGCATCTGCATCTGTCGTTCTTGTTGCATTTGTTGTTCTGATTTAATCAAACCGTCCATGTCGATACCCAATGCAGTTCCTACGCGGGTGATGTAATCACCAACGTTCATAAACTGACCGACAGCTTCTGGTCCTAGAGGTGCGAGAGCCGTTAGGAACATTTGATACTTATTCATATCATGTCCACGACCGAGAGCCTCAAGACCTGTAACGATTGTTGGGTTAGCCACACCTTTTGGTAATGAGGGTAACCGTTTCTTCTTAGTCATCCTCGCTATGATGCGGTTGACCAATGGTAATTGAAATTCCTGACTTAGAATTGAGTAAACACCACCGAGTGCATCCTCTAGTTCCCCTGCCATGTAACGAACCTCTTCGGCTGTCACACGTTCACCTGCGCGTTGAATCGCAGAGTTCATTAGGAACGCAAAGGATAGACGCTCAGTAATCACTGATGCTGTACTAGAAGCCACAGACATGTCAGCCTGTTTAGCAACTTGCAGTGTGGAAACTTCGGCGGCGTTACCTGATACAATAGCGCCGTTATCAGCTTTTGAAATGTCTCTTGCACGTGTAGTACCGTTTGGTGCTACCAAGAATACTACTTTGGCTGATACCGCAGATGCTTCAAGAATTGCTTTAGACAGACCCTCTAAAGAGATAAGATCGCCAATGTATTCTTCTACATATGATCGCCCATAATCTTCACCATCAATGCGTGTCCAACGCAAAGCAAGCATAGGTGCTTTATCTAAGGGATATTTACCTTGAGATTTAGGGACGATCATACCATCAATTTCTTGATACAGTATATATTTGTCGCCCTCGCGGTACATCTTTGTGTAAAGATTTATTTCGTCTGTCTTTTTGTTGTTTTGTTCGCTAGGAAGATCACCTTCCTTAACCATCAAGAGTTGTTGTATGTCTTCGGGCAGTGTAACCCGTGACATGGTTTCTTTTACAATAACCTCAATGACCTCACCCATAGGGTCACGTTTCACTACATAGCGGCTCAACGGAAAGACCCGTGCGCCGCCCTCTGGGGGAAGGTAGAGAAGTACGTTACCTGCGACAATTAACTGTTTTAGTGCTTCAAAAATAGGTGACCGCATACCTGAGTTTTCAATCTCGGTCATAACAGCGCGTTCATATTTATTTAACGCTTCGTCTACTTTTGCACGTGCGCCCTCTGTTTGCGACAATTCTTGGATCGTGAAATCGTCCAAGCGCATAGCAAAGAAAGGCGCGTTAGGTGGTAGCAATGACAGTAATAATTTAGATGCGAGGTTGTTCACACCTCTAGCCCCTACACCCTGATATGGAGTGTAGAATTTACTAGATGATGTATGACCTTCTTCGGGAACAAGAGAAGGGATAGTTAGTTTAGCCGCTTCTCTTGCCCGTTCTAAATATGTCGTTCTGTGTGAGGATAGGTTTTCGTACTTTTTAGCGCAATTAGCGTCACCTTTATGCACGGTTTACCTTCCTGACTTTATACGTTTGACTTTGATTTCTGCATCATGCCACCCAACTTGTTTTTGTCAGATGTATAATTATTTCTTTTAGAAATCTTATAACTTTTCATACCGCGAGAGCGGCGTGTTAGTGTGTCACCCTCTTCACTCATATTGCTCAACGCCGGTGCTTCCTGTTCTAATACAGGGGGAGCAGCGGGGGGTGGAGCGGGAGGAGGCGGTGGAGTTGGACTATTCATAAAACACATGTTTAGGCACTCCGATTATTTCTGTTCTTTCGAATTGACATAGGGTTTGCACGTTGTCCTCTAATGGACGCAGCCGCTGCTTGTTTACCGCGTACCTTGTATCGATCAGTACCTGCCGCCTTACGTTCAATCGCAATCTTGTCTTCTTGTGTCTTAGAAGCTTTCAAACGAGAAGCTTTACCACCATCTCGACCACCACCTACACCATCACGTGGGTCGATTTTCTCAGGTGCTGTAACTGGCGAAGATGAGCCTGTGTTTGTATTTACAGGAGCAGTTGTCTTAGGTGTCGCAACATCTTTAGTGTCGTAAATTTCAGAATTTGTTCGACCGCCAACTTCAACTTGTGGCGCATCGTTAAATGCAGTTCCACGGGCAACGGTAAGTGATCCTGTACCGTTCTTAGCTTTGAACGTTGTGACATTACCATCAGCCAAGTCTTTAGCTGTAACACTTGTTTTACTATTAAAGTTTGTAGTCGAACCAGTTACAGGAACTGCACGGCGATTAGGGCCGTATGAGTCATTTGTGTATGTAACCTGACTAGCCTTGGATGTACCGGCATTCTTTGTCGGTGCGTATCCTGACCCTGCAAACATGTCAGCGTCTAGGTTACGTCCACCACCACTGGATTTAGGTGTCGATGATGATTTACTTCCTTTACCACCGCCTGATGATTTAGCTGGTTTAGGTGCTGTACGTTTAGAACGTGATTGGGAAGAGGATGATTTAGATGAACCACCACCGCCACCACCACCACCTGACGAACCACCGCCACTTCCAAAAGCAATCTGTGGTTTAATTAGGTCTATTAGAAACATTATAATATCCGTTTACTAAGAGTTATGTAATTGAGTTTGTAACCGCGTTCTCTCAGAACACGTTCCCAGCCTCTACGACCAAGAACCTCAAGAGAATGGCACTTGTTAATACGTGCGAAATCTTCAAACACATGTATTCCATAGGCCCAATCTTCATCATCGCCAGATAAAAATATGATCCTTAAATTTGTGACCTGTGGGTACTCAATGAACTCAGTGATTATAACGGTTGTTAGAACAAACGTGTCTGGTACTTCACATACCCACAACATCCAACGCCCCTCGGATACAAACTGATAGATGTCTTCAACCAAAACTTTTTCATCAGCTACGCGGTCTAGGAATACCTCAATTTGAGGCCACATTTCATCGACAGCGATCATGTTTGTGAGTGGGAGTAAATTTCCTCTAAGCATCTTGTATTCCTAATATGTCTTCATTTTGTTCTGAGTAAATTCGACGTAGTGTACGGACTACATCTACTGCACCACGGCGAAAAAAGATTTCACGCTCGGTCATGTTCAGTTCAGGGGAGACATCGGGATACATACGATCAAGATAATCGACTAATACTTTGTCAATATTAGGTAATTGAGACATGAAGTTACCCTTCTAGGTCTAGTAACGGTTAAGATTATCCCCAAGCACGTGTCCATTGCGCACAAATACCTGACCTAACGACATCATCGTGTGTAAAATTACACACCGCCGCCTCAATATTATGTTTAAATATCAGGTCTATAGCTACAGTTAACCCTGAGTCTTGCTTCAGGTCGTGCTGCAATAGGTCGCCATTGACTACAACTTTTGTGTCTTCACCTATTCGAGTGAGAAACATCTTCATTTCATGGGGTGTTAAGTTCTGTCCTTCGTCTAAAATAACAAAGGCATTATTGAATGAGCGACCACGCATAACCTCAAAGGGTACGATCTCAATATCCTTGCGTTTCAAGGCCACCTCGTAGCGGCCCTTGCCTAGTCGTTGTTCCAATACCTCTGTCAGAGGGACAACCCACGGCGCAATTTTGTCCTCTATGGTTCCCGCAAAGAAACCCAAAGATTTACCTGCCGGTATGTTAGGTCGGGTCAAGATAATCTTTGTGACTTGTCGTTTATTGAACATGTCAGCGGCTATTGCGGCGGCTATGTATGTTTTACCTGTCCCTGCCGGTCCTGTAACGAACACTTGCGGAAACCTGTAGATACATTCCATGTAGTTCTTTTGCGCTGGGGTTTTGGGTAGGAGAGGCTGCACCTGTTTATTGTCTGAAGCCTCTCGCACTTTGTCTTTA